CAGGATGGGCTATTGTATTAATAAAGGCCGTCTTACGGCCACGAAGGGGGCGGTGTATGAGGTAGGGAAATGGGTAAAATTGGCCTTATTTGAGGCTATTAGGTAACCTTCCCCCTCGCGTGCGCGTAAGAATAAGCCTTATATAAGGAAAAATATAGTTATACTATATATTTTTCCGTTATAATTTAAAGTATTTAATCTATATATCCATGAAAACCCCATTAGTGATTACGCTTATTGTAATAGGAGCCTTGATTGGAGCTCTTATTGGTGTAGGTATAGGATACCTTACCTGGAAAACTGAATCTATACCTTCTACTTTACCTACTTATTTTCCTGTAGAGGTAGAAGTGATTAGGTACATTGAAAAACCTGTACCTTATGAGATACAGTTACCTCCCCATATCACTTACAAATACATGTCCTATCAAGATTCGATGAGCTTAGTAGGAATTATAGATTCTTTGATATGCCTTGTATCAACAGGGTCTTCACATGATACTGTTTTTATTAAACCAAACTTTTTAACTTTTGGACCCACTCAGCCTAAACTTATAAACTTAGACCTAAGTATAGACTCTCTATCACTAACCTTATTAAACATCAATGCCGAACTATTTACTAAAGTGTACCCCTTAGCTTTAGGGGGGTATAGGTATAGGTTTGATGGTCACAACTTAAGTGCTGAACCTTTTTCAACTTTATATGGAATACCTAAACCATCAAAGTGGGAATTAAATTTATTTGGGTATATAGGAACTAATCTAATCAATTATCCTACCATCTCCCCCATGGCTTCAGTAGAATTTAATGTGAACTACTCTAGATTAAGATTAAGTATAGAGCCTACTATGACTCTTAATAAAACCCCTGAATTAGGTTTAAATACCAAACTGGGGTATAAACTCTGGAAATGGCCAAAAAAATAGAAGAGATAGGATTTTTATCTAAAGATGATTTTAAGATCCTCCATAGGGCCTCTAGAGACGTCTTCTATTTTGCTTCACTTGCCTGGGTTAGACATCCCGTTAGAGGTAGAGTTAGATTTGAACTTTATCCCTACCAGAAACGGGTTCTTTGGGAATTCCTAACTAAACGTTTTAATATTGTCCTAAAATTTAGACAGGCGGGGTTAACCGAGCTTATAGCCTTATATGTTTTATGGTTAGCCATGTTTCACCCTAACAAAAATATCGTCATCATTTCTATTAAGGATAGGGTTGCTAAAAGAGTATTAGCTAGGATTAAATATGTTTATAAGAATTTGCCTCTCGTCCTTCAAACTAAAATTGTTAATTGTAGACCTGGAGAATTGGGTACCGCTCAAGAGATAGAGTTTATCAATGGTTCACTAATTACCTCAATACCTACTACTGAAGACGCGGGAAGGTCGGAAGCTACTTCTTTATTGGTTATTGATGAAGCGGCTATCGTAAGGTGGGCTGATAAAATTTGGGCTGCTGCTTTCCCTTCTTTATCCACGGGGGGGGCTTCTATTCTTAATTCCTGCGTTACAGGTGATACTGAGATTATAGGGAAGGATGCTAATTTTAGGATTGATTCTATTTGCCCCGAAACTTTTGGTAAAAAGGATATATCTAACTTGGGGATACGGGTATTAAGTCATACCGGGAAATGGCAAAGAGTATTGGGGGCAGTTAACAAAGGGCAACTTGAAACTTGGGAGGTTAAGAATAAGTTCAATGAAACTCTAAAGTGTACCCCCAATCATAAACTCCTAACTCCCGATGGGTGGAGAACTATTAGAGAATAATAGAACATAATCTGAATGCTATTACTTATAACCCTGGTATAAAAGGGTTAGAAGCCCCTATCACAACAGCCCCCCCAAAAAAAGAAATTATTAAACCTATTCCAGGATTCCCTAATTATAGGTTATCTAACTTGGGGAAGGTATATACTTGTAAAAACGGGAATCTTATAGAGAAACATAGTAGACCTACGGGAAGAACTAACTCTGGGGGTCAAAATTATTATTCGATTTCTTTATGGAGAAATGCCCAAAAAATAAAAGTAGGGATCCATAACTTAGTGGCTAAAGTTTTTATAGGGGATATTCCCGAGGGGTATCTAGTTGATCATATTGATAATAATCCGGAACACAATTATGTTACTAATTTAGAAATTGTGACTCCTTCGGAAAATGGAAAAAGGGCTTCTTATTATTCTCGAAATATGGCTTTAGGGAATAAAATAGGTAAGGGATTTCCAAATTTACAATTGATAGGAAAGATACGAGAAAAAGGGTTAATTAAAACCCCCGATACTATCATCTCTGAATGTTATCAGGAATTGGGGGTAATTATAAGTAGGCCTTTTATATCTCGGATTTTAAGTGGTAGGAGGACTTCTTCTGTACAAATCTCTAAATTAGCCTTAGTAAGGAAATATATAGATACTATCTATGACATTTCAGTAGAGGGGGATGAGTCTTATATTACAAATTCGTTTTTTGTAAACCATAACACCCCTTTTGGAGTAGGGAACTGGTTTCATTCGACTTGGGTCGATGCTATATCTGGAGGTAATGGGTTTAATGCCATTAGACTGAAGTGGGATATGCACCCTGAAAGAGATCTGTCTTGGTATAATTCTATGAGACAAGTCCTGGGTCCAAAACGGACTGCTCAAGAGATCGATGGAGACTTCCTATCTTCTGGGGATTCTGTATTTGATTTAGTTGATATCCGCGATATCGAAGAAAGCTTATCATCTTATGAACCAGAAAAAAGATTGGGAGGAAGTTTATTGATATATGGAAAACCCAAACGAAATCACCAATACTTTTTGGGGGCAGATATAGCGTCGGGTCGATCGCGAGATTATTCTGCCTTTAATATAATGGATCGCTCGGGGGATGAATTAGTTTGTTTTAAGGGAAAAATTCCTCCCGATAGGTTTGCTGATTTAATAATGAAATGGGGATATGACTACAATCATGCTTTATTGGCGCCTGAAGGTAACGACATTGGTTTATCGACTGTACACCGCTGTCAGGCTGAAGGTTATCCAAATCTATACTACACTTACCAAATTCTTAAAGAAAAAGGTGAGAGTAAACCAAAAACCCAAAAAATTCCTGGTTGGTTAACAACTTCTAAAAATCGGCCTGTTATTATTGATGAATTAGAAGCTGATATTAGGAATAGTGAAGTAAATATAAAAAATCCTTTTTTTGTTAGTGAAGCTTACACCTTTATTTATGACGAACGCAATAGGCCGGTAGCTATGGGAAAAGATAAACGCAGGGGATCTCAAGAAGACGATATTTTAGAAGATTCACCTTACACAGATGATGCTATCATGGCAGAAGCTATCACAAATTTCGTTAGGAAAGGAAAAATAACAAGTGTAGTAGTAGCTCCTCAATAGGTAAATATGAAAGTTGGGAATTATATTTTATTTGAAAAAACCAAACCTAAGGCTAAAACTGAAAAGGATAAAGATTCAGTAGTTATCCCCGTAAGTGGGGGGAGAGTTAGTAAAGTAGATTTACCTAATCTAATGGCAGAATATGCTGGAGATTATAGCGTGTTAACTCCCCAGACTGCCCTAAATTACGTAGAAGCTATCCGTAATGCTTACCCATTTGTTCAAAACCTTAGTTTGGCAATTAATGACCTTGTTCAATTAAGCAATACCGGACACAGGGTCACTTTTAGTCCCGATACCAAACCCGAGTTAGTTATTGAAATGAGGGAGGTTATAGAAGAAGATGCTAAGAATTGGATGGATGGAGCAGCTTCTATTGACCCCATCATAAACAAAATGTTGGCCCAAATTTATGTAGGGGGAGCTATCGCTAACGAGTGGGTTCCTAAGAGAGATTTATCTGGTATTGATTATATAGCTTTGGTTAAACCCGAAATGGTTAGGTTTGGGTTAAATAAAGCAACAGGGCGTTTCGAATCTTATCAGCTATTAAAATATCAAGCCTTTACCCCTGGTAAACAGGCTAATTTTGAAAATCTGATTAAATTAAATCCTCTTACTTTTAAATACTACGCTTTCGGGGGAGATACTGAAGAACCCTACGGGATACCCCCTTTAGTGGCGGCTCTTGAAGATCTGGGGATCCAAAAAGATATGATGAAAAATATTGCTTACATAGTTAGGCAAATTGGTATTTTGGGGTTTATTGAATTACTCATAGAAAAGCCCGCTCAAAATAAAGATGAAAGCCCAGAAACTTACGGTCGAAGATTAACCGCTCTATTAACTGAGTCTAAGAGAAACATGGCTGAGGGAACTAAAGAGGGGTTAATGGTAGGGTATAAAGAAGACCATGAATATGAGTTTCATTCTACCAGTACTAATATATCAGGACTAAGCGATGTATTTACTTTAAACCAGAACCTTTTATCTAATGGTTTAAAATACCCTAATTCTTTTCTGGGTATGAACGGGGGATCAGAAAC